GCTGTCCACACGCAGCTGCTTTCCTTCTCAATCAGGGCAAATACTACTTCATAATCGACACCCGCATTCTTGCAGACGATGTATGTATAGACCTGCGCAATCACAGGGAAACTGCCGCCCGCCGCCTTGCATTCCTCTGATATTTCGTGGTAGTAGAAGCCTTCCACATCATCACACCCCCAATCCTGCGACATCATATTCCACGGATATTCATATACACCGTACAGCTCACAGCCATACACATCCTGCTCTGTGATGACCAGCTGCATCTCTTCCGGCAGCTGCTCCGTTGTTCCTTCGGTCTCCTGCTGCCAGATGTCACCTGTGGTCTGTGTCGCTGCTTCCGTGACCTTCTTGTCATCTTTTGCACAGCTTGCCAGTGCCATTGATACTGCCAGTAGAATCACCATCAGAATCGCCGCCACTGCTGCCACCTTGATTCTTCGGATGCGCTGTCTTCTTTTGCGCAGTTCTCTTCTTCGCTTCAACTCTCTTCTTCGGCTTCTGATTGCCTTTAGCTCTGCTGTGCGTTCCATCTCGTTGTCTTGCATCTGTTTCTTCCTCCTTCGGCTTCCACATCCTTGCGTAGATGTAGAATCTGCCATTGAAATCGTTGTACTTGATGCGTCCTTCCGTGAAGTTGTACCCCTGCGCTCCGTACCACTTTTTCAGCAGCTCCGGCAGTGCATTTTCATTTCTCACGACTGTGTCCACATCTTTTGCTTTTATCTTGTAGTGTGTCACCTTCTCTTGTGGCTGTCTCAATCCCTTTGAAGGTGTCCATCGCTTCTGACCTTTGCCCTTGTCCTTCTTGCTTCCCTTGTCTTCAGGTGACTTCGTGATGTATCTTGCCATCGCTGTCAGTCCATCCTTGTCCTTCTGAAGCCTTCGGACTTCGTTTCTGCGTCCAGCTGTCCACAGGCTTTCCACTATGTCCATCTCCATGTCTCCATCCAGCACGATGTGATGATGCCATCTTCCTCTCTTGCTGCACTCTGTTGTATAGACATATCTGGCATTCGGAAGCTCACGCTTTTTTCTGTGGTAGTTTAGCCTTTTTATGTACCGCTGCATGTTCTGCTGTGCCTGCTCCATTGTCTCCGGCATCTGTTCGTCTGTATATGTGAAGGTCGCCCAGATGTCACGGTCTGTGAAGTTCTCATTGATTACACGCACACACTGCTTCCAGCTGTTCTTCTCATTCAGATTGCGCTGTGCCTGTCTCTGTTTCTTCCTTCTGGCTTCATCAGGAATCAGCTGTCTTTGTCCCTTTGTGAATTCTGGATATATTTCAACTTCCAGCTGTTCCCCCGCTCGTATCTCCTTTGTGGCATACACCTGACGCTTTCCACTCTTCAGAAGTTCCAGCATCTGATGCTCTGCAAGGATGTCTATGTCCTGCTCGTATGTACTCTCATAGTCATACTTCTCATAGACATTCTTCTTCCTTCTTCTCTTTTCCATCTCTTCCTGTCCACTCCCTTGCATATCACTCCTTCGGAATGATATTCCGTGAAGTGTTAGTATCAATTACAAGGGCGGGAATGCACCTACAAGGTGCGCAGTCATTGACTTTCCTTGCAGTCCGTGGTACAATAATTGTGATGTGTTTCGGACTTCAAGGGAAGTCATCAGACATCGGCAGCCGCCAAGCATTGCCGATGTCTTTTCTTTTGTCCCGCTCCCTATTCTTCTTTCCAGATAGCATTCGCTTCTTCTTTGCATCCCCTCTCCATGTAGTAGTCATACAAGAATTCACGCTGTGCCTTTGTATATTCTTTGACCGTGCTTCTTGTCGGGAATGCGATTCCTTGCGATGGATTGTGAAGAAGCACCCAGCCCTTCTGCTGTACAAGCCAGTCGCCTTCTTCGTCTGTTTCTTCGTACACTTCGGGATAGTGTTCTTCCACATACTTCATCGCCCACGACTGATGCTCTCCCCATTCCACAGCGTAGAATGTGCCATCCGGCGCAAGCCATCCATAATCTTCTGTCGTGTGTTCTTCTTCATCCATCATCCTTTTTATGAATGAATCCAGCATTGATGGCTTTTCCTTTTTCACCTGCTGCCCTGTTTCTTCCAGTACCGCATCCCTCTCATACGAAGGCACATGCTCCATCGCTACCGCATACCACTCCTGCATCTTGTGAAGCTCTTCTTCCATCTCCTTCAGCTTCTTCGCCTTTCTGGTGTACATTTCAAATATGCGGAAGCTGCCGCTGATTTTCGGCTCTTCTCCTGCATCGTATGCTGTCATGCAGAATGTGCCATCTGCTGTGTTTCCCTTGAATTCTGCTCTGCCCAGAATCACATCTTCTGCATATCTCTTCAGCTGCTCTTCCGGCATATCTGTGCCGCCCATGCAAGACAGAAGGATTTCCATTGCATTTTCATATCCTTTAGCTTCCAGATAGAACTGCTCACGCACCAGCTGTGTGATAAATTCGCCAGTGACACCGAATGTCAGCGTCCTACATTCCACTCTTCCTTCGCTCATTGTCCTTCCTCCTCGACTTCTCCTTTGATGATTTTTCTGAAGATACTTTCAAAGATAGGCACTGCGATGCTGTTTCCAGCCTGTTTGTACAGTGACATGTAGTATCTGCCCACACGCTTCTGCACCGCCTTTGCTCTTTCAAATTCTTCATCTGTATAGCCCTGCAATCGCCAGCATTCCCTTTCTGTCAGGTATCTGTACCGCCCGCCACCGCAGTCAATCACTTGCGCTGGTGTCCTGTCCATTCGTGTCGTGATTGTGAATGCACAGTCTTTGATGACAGTCGCTCTCTTGATGCCTGTGTGACCGATGACATTGTACACAGAAGGTTGTGTCACATCGTACACTTCCGGCACTGTGTCATTGTCTTCAAGGAATTCCTTAATGTCTCGCATCGGTGTGCGAATCAGGTCATCGAAGCTGAACTTTTCGCCACCCAGCACTGACACTGTGAATACTCTTTCCCTTGCCTGCGGCAGTCCGAATTCCCTTGCGTCCAGTACCTCGTAGCTGTTTGTGTAGCCCATGCGCTCCATCTCCTTTTGATACCTGATGAAATTCGCAATCATGTGCTTGCTGGTGACATTCTTTACATTTTCCCAGATGACATACTTTGGCTTCCACTCTCCCATTTGTTCAATAATATGTATGGTCTCCCACATCAGGCTGCTTCGTGTTTCGCTTCCTTCGTCAGCACCTCGCTGCTGTCCAGCGATGCTGAAGTCTTGACATGGGCTTCCGTGTACTAAAATATCTGGCTTCAGATTCCATCCCACCACTGACTGTGTCCTGTACCCTGCTTCATCTCTGAACATGGAATTGTATGACCTGACAGCTTTTTCATCTATTTCCACATAGTCGATTGCCTTTGTCTCAATCCCCAGATTTCGCAGTGCGCATCGTGGGCTTCCTATTCCTCCGAATAGTTCCAGAATCTGCACTGGTTTGTCCTGCATCATTTCTTTTCCTCCTTCTGGCGGCGGTCTTGTCTTTGGCATCCGCTCCACCTGCTTTCTGGCGATGTCCACCGTGTTGCACCTTTTCACATTAAAAAGCTGCGAAAAACTTGTTGACCGTCTGTGCATCTTTCTGGCAGGATGCACCCGCCGCCATGTTTTCACGGTGTCCTGACTTTGTCTGTCGGCTTGCCATCGTCAGTGAACATGTTGCCATCATGTCCAGACAGGGCTGCTACCCTGTTTCGGCTTATATGTTGAATGTGTATTCCCATGCGGTCTTGATACTTTTCCTCTGGATGTTTTTATTGTATATGTACGCTTTGCACTGGAAGAATGCTTCGGAATGGTCGAAGCTCTCTTGTACCTCTTCTTCCTTCAGCTCGACTTCAAACACAATCACCTTCTTGATTCCCCTGATTGCAAGGAATTTGCAGGCATCAGCTGCTGCCTTGCACAGATACACGCAGCCATCCATTCCCTTCTTGATGCGCCCGCTCGCTGCAATCTTTTCTGCACATTCCGGTGTTGTTGCATGATAGAATGTCATCCCGCCACCTCCTTCTATATCTCCATTCGTTTCAATATCCAGTCCACAAACTTATTCAGAAATGTGATGCGCTCTGTCAGCTCCGTCATGACCGCTGCCAGACCTATGAATCCGAATAGAAATGCCATGTATATCAGTAAAATTATCATGTCTTCCATGTTCCACCTCCATCAATAACAGGCATCGCCATGCGGTGCTGTGGTCATCACGGTCTTCCTGATTCCGTCCTTGTCTTCCCATACCTCTTCTATGCTGTTGTCTGCATAGTACACGGTGTCCACTTTCTTCCATTGTCTCGCTTCATCTGCTTCTTGAAGTCTTTTTTCCTCTGCCTTCTGAAGTTCCTTCAGTCTCTCAAATTCCACCTTCGTCAGACTGGCACATGGCTCACTCATGCAATAGTCACTGATGTAGAATCCGGTGAATGTTCTCTTGTGACCTGACTGCTGCCATCCTGATGTGACCTTCTCTGCGTACTCCATTAGCTTTGCATCATCCGTGATTGCTCCGAATCCTCTTCGCATGTACTTGAATTCATCTGCGCTGTATGCTGGCTTTCCGTTTACATAGCCATATACTCTTGCTTCTGCCATCTTCCCGCACCTCCTACATCTCGCCGATTGATTCCATGACTTCATCAATCGTGTCCACATGTTCTTCCAGTTGCCCTGCGTTGCTCTCCATCTGTTCGCCACGCTCACTGTACTTGATGCCCTCCGGCAAGTTGTCGTATGCTTCCTGCTCTTCTTCCATTACTTCTTCAATGATTGCCTTCGCTTCTTCCAGAAGCTGTGCGGCTGTTTCCAGCCGCTTTCTTCTCTGATTATTCATCCTTATACCTCCATGTACTTCTGAAGCATTGTGTCCAGTTCCTTGCACCTGTTCGCTCTTTCCTGTGCATCGTTCCATCTCTGTGCGAAGTCCTTTGCATCTTCGCCATTCATCACTGCGTATGCCATACTGGATGCCGCATTGATTGCTTTTTCTTCTGACATCGCCTGCTGAATTCGTACCAGTTCAATCAGGTCTTCTGCTTGTCCGTGTGTCATCCGCAGCTTCAGGCATTCCTTCCTGCGCTCTGTCAGCTCTTCCTGCATCTCCTTCATGTCAGCCTTCGCTGTGTTCAGGTCGATGTCCTTCTGTTCCAGCTGATGCTCTGCTGCTGCCAGCTTCTGCTGCGCCGATTCCGTTCTCTGCTTCCAGCTGTACATCGCATCGTCTCTGATGTTATCCTCTGCCAGTTCCAGCACACCTTCCATCGCTGCTGCCAGATAGCTGTCTGCTCCAAGTCCTTCGATAATCGCCTGAATTTTTTTGATTGCCTGTCTTTCCTGTTCTTTTGTTGCCATGTGTTTCGCTCTCCTTTTTATGTACTTCCCTGCGTCATGCAGGGAACTGTCTATATTGCCCTTTGCGCCATCTCTGCACTGTACTGTGTTCTTCTGCCTTCGTCAGCTCCACCTCTCTGCAATTCGTGGTAGATGGTTGCTCGGTGTACATCCATAGCTTCTGCTATTTCAGTCACTCGCTTCCCTTCCTTACACATTGCTTCGATAGCTTTTCTGTCTGAATAGTTCAGACGCTTGTACTTTCTTGCCACCTTGTCCATCTCCTTCCTTCTGCAAATAAAAAATGCGGCAGATTCTCTCTGCCGCATCCTGTGCCACTGACAAAAAAATAAATGCGGCAGAGGTTTAATACCTCTTGTCGCATTTAATTTTAAAACTTATAGTTTTTTAGTAAAAAAGTTCACAAATCTGCTATAGACTTTTTCCCAAAAAGCTGATATCATATTAACAATCTGTACAGGAGATGAGACTATTGAAAAATTTACGCAGCCGCTTTGAGCGCTTCTGCTTCCGCAACCGCACAAAAGGAATCCCCAATCTGATGCTGTATGTGACCCTCGGCAGCGCCTTGGTATATCTGATCAGTATGTTTGATTCCAGCTACACCCTTTATTACGCCCTCTGCTTTGACCGGGAGCTGATCCTGCAGGGCCAGATCTGGCGGCTTTTCACCTATGCTTTTACCTACGACGCAGGCAGCATTCTGTTAACCGCTGTCGGTCTGCTCTGCTACTTTTCTCTGGGGCGGGCCATGGAAAATCTCTGGGGTACGTTGCGGTTCAATCTGTTTTATCTGTCCGGTATCCTTCTGCAGGATGTTTTCTGCATGATTTTCGGCGGATGGGCTACTATCAGCAATCTGAATCTGAGTCTGTTTTTGGGTTACGCAACGCTGTATCCCAACGCCCAGTTTCTGCTCCTGTTCATCATCCCGGTCAAGGCATGGATCTTTGCAGTGCTGGACCTTGCGCTGATGGTGTTGAACGTGGTCCAGCTGACTGCAGCGGGCCTCTTCCCCTACAGTTTGTTCCCCTTTGTTGCCCTTCTCAACTATTTCCTGTTCTTCGGCAAGGATGTTGTCAATGTTTTCCCCATGTCCTGGCGGGTCAACGCATCCCGGCTGTTCCGGAAGAAGAAAAAGTATGCGCCATCCTCCGGAGCCAAGCCCATTCCCTTCCCCTCCGCCGGGTCTTATCAAGCCAGCGTTGCTTCCGTCAAAGCACCCTATAACCACAAGTGTACTGTCTGCGGCAGAACGGACATCTCCGATCCGGAGATGGAATTCCGCTACTGCTCCCGGTGCAACGGCTATTATTGCTATTGCGAAGAGCATATCAGCAATCATCCCCATATTCAATGATACGTCCCCGGAAGCTGCAGCTTCCGGGGTGTTTTTTCGTTTGACATCACCGGTATTCCCTGCTATAATACTCCAAAACGCACATATAAGGGGAGAGAAACCGTATGAATCACTTCACCGTAAATCTTTATGACCACTATGGTCTTGATAACGCCGGCTCCACTGAGGGCAATCTTTTTGGCTATGTTCAAGCCACTCCTCCTGCCATCAGCACCACCCGGCGACGTCCTGCCATTCTGATCATTCCCGGCGGCGGTTATAATTCCACCTCCAACCGGGAGGCTGAGCCCATTGCTATGCCCTTCCTTACCGCAGGCTATAACGCGTTTATTCTACGCTATACCTGTGCCCCCGCCACTTTCCCGGTTGCCCTGCGGGAAGCCTGCATGGCTATGCGCTACATCCGGGAAAATGCAGAGGCTTTGGAAGTAAATCCCAACATGGTTGCTGCCATCGGCTTCTCTGCCGGCGGACATCTCTGCGGAACGCTGGGTACCATGTACGACTGTCCCGAAGTTACTGATCTGGGCGATGCCGCCCTGCTCCGCCCCGACGCTCTGTGCCTTGGCTATCCTGTTGCCGTTGCCTGGGGCAAAACCCACGAGGGTACCTTCCGGAATATCTCCGGTGGCAACGAGGAGCTGTGTATGCGGTTGAGCATTGACAAGCTGGCAAGGGCGGATATGTCTCCCACATTCTTGTGGCATACCCGGGATGACGGCAGTGTGCCTGTGCGGAACTCTCTGGTTCTGGCGCAGCGGCTGGACGAGTTGGGAGTCAACTTTGCCATGAACATCTATAATCACGGAAGGCACGGCCTGTCCACTGCCGATGAGCAGGTATATAACGTCAACAATATGCCCACTTTCAGTCCCGCTCTGCCTAACTGGCTGAACGACACCCTGTCCTTCTTTGCAGAAATGGGCTTCCGGATTACCGATCCGCAATAATTTTCAATAAAAACTGCCTCTTGACAGCTTTGCGCTGCAAGAGGCAATTTTTTATTGAATCTTTATCGTCTGTCCGGGGTCTACGGTATAGTCTGTTCCGTCTGCATTAAACCAAATTTTTTGCAGGGTGGGATTATATACCAAGGTGTCATCCGCGGAGAATACCAACTGACGGTACGCCATTACGTAGTCATAAATCTCCATATTGGTGGCATACCAAGTATCCTCCCGGTTGCCCAGGATCTGGCAGATCGCCTCCAAATGGTCCCAATTGTTATCGTTATTGAATTCATAGCTGTGGCCCCACAAGTAGAAGAGTCTGGGCCAACGGGACGCACCATATTTATTCTCAACATCCAGCTCCGCAAATTCCTTTGCCCATTCCAGGATCTTAACATTCTTATGATGGGCAGTGGGCATCCAGGCATGCCAGTCAGTGGGCAGCTTGTACTCGTTGTTGTCTCCGCCCAGGGTTCTGGAATAGACAATACCCAGATCCTCCAGGATCTCCTTGATCTTTGGATACTCCGTGCCGTTCTGAATATTCCGGATACCGGAATCGGGATAGGCCATACCACGGATGATCATGCCAAACATCTGCTCCAGCTCCCGGCGGCAGTCCAGAACATCGGCAGCAATGTCCACAGGACGGCAAAGCCCGGGGGCTTTGTGGAATTTTCCGTG